GACTTCTCGTAACAGATACAACTGGTAAACACTCAAGCACAACGATTGCTACATCATCAAATCATTATCGAAACATATCAAAGGCAGTCAAGTCAAATGAGGTAGAAGGTATTATCAAAGAGATGAATGAAATTTCTTTGACAGACAGACAAAATATTGCTAAAATGACGCAAGAGAAACACAGTTTAGAAAAATTTAAAGAAACATTGAACAAAGTTTTTAGAGATGTGCTATGACAAATCCAAAATATCCAGTTTATATTATATCTAAAGGTAGACACGAAACTATGATTACTTCTCGTTCTTTGAACAGAATGAGAGTACCTCATTATATTTCAGTTGAACCTCAAGACTTAGAGCCATACAAAGAAGCGGTAAGAAAATTCAAACTAGACATGGTAACTTTGCTAGAGTTACCTTTCAGCAATCATGGTGATGGTCCTGGTCGTGCAAGAAACTGGTGTTGGGATCATTCAATTTCTATCGGCGCAGAAAAACATTGGGTACTTGATGATAACATTGCAGATTTTTATCGTCTTCATAAGAATGAAAGAATTCGTGTTGAGTCTGGTGTAATCTTCAAAGTAGCAGAAGACTTTGTGGATAGATTTGAAAATGTGCCAATCTCTGGCTTTCAATATAGATTCTTCATTGCACCAAATCAGAGTTATCCACCGTATGTAAAGAACACACGAATCTATTCTACACTACTCATTTCAAATGATTGTAAACATCGTTGGCGTGGTCGTTACAATGAAGATACTGATATCTGTCTGCGTGTATTGAAAGATGGTAATTGTACAATTCAGTTCAATGCGTTCTTACAGGGCAAAGCAGCAACACAAACTGTCAAGGGTGGTAATACCGAAGAGTTCTATCACAAAGAAGGTCTAGAGAAAAACTTTTGGACAGAAGGCATCAACTCAGAAGGTACAAGAAACAAATCAGAGATGTTGGTGCGTATGCATCCTGATGTTGCACGAATGGTGTGGAAATATAAACGATGGCATCACTATGTTGATTACTCACCGTTTAAGAAAAATGAATTGCGTTATAAAAAAGACATCACATTGTCTGAAGGTGTCAACGACTATGGTATGAAACTGATAACAAATTTCGGTGCTTGACAAAGCGTTTTCTCCATGATATCATTACCAAATGATGATTGATTGGAGAAAAAGATGTCAACTTTGCAACAAACTGTAGGGCGCTTGACAAAGCCCACGGGTTCATATATAATGATTGTTCAATGATGATTGAGGTTATCTAATGAGCAACATTCAAAATCAAAAGTCTGGGCTTGCCAAACTGATGGCAACCGAGAATCTTACTGTTCAACATGCCAAAGTACCAACGGCATCGTTTGATCCTAAAAATCGTATTCTAACTTGCCCTATTTGGGAACAAATGTCGGGCGATCTTTATGACTTGCTGATGGGTCATGAAGTTGGTCACGCCTTAGATACACCTGCTGATGGCTGGCACGGTGCTGTTCATGACCGCGGTGCAAACTACAAAGGCTTTTTGAATGTAGTTGAAGATGCAAGAATTGAAAAACGTCAAAAGCGCCGTTATCCTGGTCTGCGTAAATCTTTTGTCAATGGTTTCAATGAACTCATGGACAAAGACTTTTTCGGTCTGCGTGGTCGTACTGTTAATACACTACCGTTCATTGACCGCTTGAATATCTACACCAAATCAAGTTACTCTTTGCCCGTTGAATTCAATGCAAAAGAACAGGACTTTGTTGACCGTGTTCAGGCTTGTGAGTCTTTTGAAGATGCCTTGAAATTGACTGATGAAATTTGGGACTATTCAAAAGAAGAACAGGCTCAGACTAACACTCCTGAAGATAGTTTCGGGTATGATGAAGATGAAGACGGTGACGATTACGAAACCGAGTCTGGTTCAAATGAAGGTGATGATGAAACAGACGGTGAAGGTAATGAGCCATCTAAATCTACACAAAAGGGTGAAGATGGCGATGAAGAAAAAGAATCGGCATCAAACTCTGATGAAGAATCGGATGAAGATGGTGATGATGAAGATGAAACAAAGAATGATATTAACCGATTCAAAGAATCAGAAAGCGTAAACGAAGATCAAACACCAGAACCTCGGTGTGAGACTGATGAGAACTATCGTCAGAATGAAGGCAAACTTATTGCAAAACATGCCCGTGAGTATGTGTATGTCAACATACCAAAGCCTAATCTGAAAAGAATCGTTACACCAGCAAAACGGGTTCAAGAAATTCTCACACAAGAATTTATTGAACAAACAAGCGAATACGAACAAATTGCTGGTAATCTGTATAACGATTTCCGTCGTAAGAATGAACGATTCATTTCATTGCTGGCAAAAGAATTTGAGATGCGTAAGGCTGCTGATAAGTTTTCAAAAGCCAAAGTATCATCAACGGGTGATATTGATGTTAGTCGTGTTTTCAAATATCAAATTGATGATAGCATTTTCAAAAAAGTAATGCGTGTACCTAAAGGTAAATCACATGGTTTGGTTTTGTTGCTAGATAAGTCTGGTTCAATGTCAGATAATCTAACGGCATCATATGAACAGATTCTAATACTGTCTATGTTTTGCCGTAAAGTAAATATACCGTTTACTGCATATGGTTTTGGTAATGCGGATCATGTTCACGATAAAGATTTTCCTGATCAACCGCAACAATATGACCTTCGTGATAGCCGAACAAATGGTTGCTTTAGTGAAAATGCCTGTGAGATGCATACATCATCTGTGTATTTGCGTGAGATGATTAATTCTAAAATGAGTAACTCGGAATTTTCAAAAGCAGTAAAAAATATTCTGTGTCTCATGGATGCGTGGTCTGGTCGTTGGGGTACTCGGAATAATTTCTATCGTCCACCTTCAGATTCATTGTCTAACACACCGTTGACTGAGGCAATGATTGCTTGTCAACCACTGATCACCGAATTCAAGACGGCAAACAATCTTGATATCGTGAATCTGTGTGTTGTACATGATGGTGATGCTGATGAGATTAATTCGTCCATCTCAAAAGATGGAACAACACCACGAACTTATTTCAGCACAAGTTACCAAAATGTTTTTCTGTGCGACAAGAAAAATAAAGTGCAACAAGAGGTACCACATGGCGATGATGGTGTACGAATTGCTATCGGTAACTGGTTGACAAAAACAACTGGTGTAAAAATCATTGGCTTCTATCTTGCGCCAAACTCAGCAATGAAAGGTGCAATACGCCGTCGTTTGTTCAATGATGAATTGAATGAACTTCGTAAAGATGAACGAGCAAAGTGGTATGAATTGAAAGATGCATATTCAAAGTATGCCAAGATTTTGCGTAAAGAAAAGTTTCTTGAATCAAAAAATCCCGGCTACGAATCATTCTTTCTTCTGCCAGGTGGTGCTGACCTCAATATAGAAGATGATGACTTTGCTGCACCAGAAAAAATCACTACCACTACATTGACTAAGGCTTTTAGTAAGTACACAAAAAATCGTCAAGTCAATCGGGTTTTAGTTTCACGATTCATTGGTATGATAGCAGTTTGATAACATACCGCTACTTGACAAAGTGGCGGTATTCTTTTATAATTATATTTCCTACTGTGATGGAGTTTATATTATGACTAGTCGTTCCGACAAACGCCAGGCTTTTATTGATGCAGTTCTTGCAACTGGCAAATCTGAAGTTACCCGTGATGATATTCGTGATATCATTGAGAAAGCGGATTTGAAGTGGCCACAATGGTTCACCAAAGATGAAACATACAAAGTCAAGCGCGGTGTGTTCCGTGTTCCTGGCTTCTCCAATGCTGCACCAGCAGCACCAGCTATCAACATGGCTGCTCAAGTAATACCTATGACTAAATCTGAACCCGTTCAAGGTAATCGCATTGCAAATGTGACAACAGACCTTGAACTTGAGAATCTGATTCCTTCTCAATATAGCAACTATGTTCCTTTTGGCAACTTTGAAGATGTGTTGTCAATTGTGAAATCTAATCAGTTCTTTCCTGTGTTTATCACTGGTCAGTCTGGTAACGGTAAGACTATGAGCATTGAGCAAGCTTGTGCAAAAGCAAAACGCAAATTCGTTTGTGTATCAATGACACCAGATACTGATGAGGGTGACTTGCTTGGTAACTATGTTCTAATCAACGGTCAGATGGAATGGCGTGACGGTCCAGTTACCGTTGCAGCCCGTCAGGGTGCTGTACTCTGTATTGATGAAATTGACTACGGCGCTCAGAATCTTTCCTGCTTGCAACGGGTACTTGAGGGTAAACCATTCTTGCTAAAGAAAAAGAATGAACTGGTTTCTCCTGCACCTGGCTTTACTGTGTTTGCTACTGCGAATACAAAAGGTAAAGGCTCTGAAGATGGTCGCTATATGTTTACCAATGTGTTGAATGAGGCGTTTCTTGAGCGTTTTCCTAATACAATGGAACAAGAATGGCCACCAGTAAAAGTTGAAGAAAAAATTATCAACAAAGAACTTGATTTTGTTGGTCGTTCTGATGAAGTGTTTGCCAAAAATCTTGTGTCTTGGGCAAATGTAATTCGTAGTACCTTTGCTGATGGTGGCTGTGATGAAGTTATTTCAACACGCCGTCTGGTACATATCGTTAAAACTTTCGGTATCTACGGTAATAAGAAAAAAGCGATTGATTACTGCTTGAATCGTTTTGATGCTGATACTAAAGCTACCTTCTTTGACTTGTATACTAAGATTGATGCAGGTATTGATCCTACCGAAAAAGCGGAAGAACCTTCCGTTGAACCTGTAAATCCAGAAGAAATTCCATTCTAAGGTAGTCTTTCATCTTTACCAGAGGGAGTGTTGACACGCTCCCTCTTTTTTTATATAATGTCAATATGTAGAGAAAAGTCGCCTCTACTGTCTATTCTTCGTGCGACTAATTTTATGGAGTAATTTGAATGTCAGCTAAAGATAAAATCCTAAAATATCTTTCTAAAGAAGGTCCTTACAACACTTTGACTGCTGCACAGGCACGGTCACGTTTTGGTATCGCAAATGTTGGTGCCCGCATTGAGGAACTTCGTGCAGAAGGCCACTGCATCTATACCAACAAGAAAACTCTTGACAATGGTAAAACAATCACTTACTACCGTCTTGGCAAACCAAGTCGTGAAATGGTTGCAATGGCACATGCGATTCTTGGCGGTCAAGCTTTTGCCTAAAAAAAGCTAAACGATTGAGTGGGAATGCATATATATTATGTGTTCTCACTCTTTTTTATGGATAAATTATGCAGATACAGGTTAACCTTGAAGAAGTAAGAAAAAAGAAATTATTCATTGCAACACCGATGTATGGTGGTATGAATCATGGATTGTATATGAAGTCATGTCTTGATCTTCAAACCGTTATGATGAAGTACAACATTGAAGTCAAGTTCTCCTTTCTCTTCAACGAATCACTCATCACAAGAGCAAGAAATTATCTTGTAGATGAATTTCTACGCACAGACTATACACACATGATGTTCATTGATTCGGATATTCACTTTGATCCGAACGATGTTATTGCACTATTAGCCCTTGACAAAGATGTTATCGGTGGACCATATCCTAAGAAGTCAATCAATTGGGGTAATGTTGCTGAGACTGCAAGACGAAATCCTGATTTGAATCCAAAAGAACTTGAAAATCTTGTAGGCGAATATGTCTTCAATGTAGTAAAAGGCACACAACAATTTCAAGTATCAGAGCCGCTTCAAGTTATGGAAATTGGCACAGGTCACATGATGATCAAGCGTCAAGTGTTTGAAAAACTTGCAGAAGCGTTTCCAAATATTCGTTACAAACCAGACCATGTTGGTCAAGCACACTTTGATGGCTCACGGTATATTCATGCATACTTTGATACTGTGATTGATACTGCTGACAGTTACATCGGTGGTGGTTCTGATCGTTATTTGTCAGAAGATTATATGTTCTGTCAAATGTGGCGCAAGATCGGTGGAGAAGTTTGGTTGTGTCCTTGGATGAAAACTCAGCACATTGGTACTTATGCATTTACTGGTAATATGCCAGCTGTTGCTCAGTATACAGGTCGTCTATGATACAATACAAATATAGTGAAGACCGTATTCTTAAAGAACTAAAAGAATATGTTGACGCTACTTACGGTGAACACTATTCACAAAATAAATTTCAAGCTACAGAATTTATTATGGATAGTGGTCACGGTGAGGGTTTTTGCATAGGCAATATTATGAAGTATGCACAACGATATGGCAAGAAAGACGGATACAATCGGAAAGACTTGCTTAAAGTTTTACACTATGCTATAATGGCTTTACATAATCATGACATGACGAGGAAATAAATTATGAAACTTTCTGGTGATACACTTAACATTCTCAAAAACTTTGCAACAATCAATCAAGGCATTCTTTTCAAGAAAGGTAAGACACTTCGTACCGTTTCTGCACAAAAGAATGTAATGGCTGAAGCATCAATTACAGAAGAAATTCCAACTGAGTTCGGTGTTTACGATCTCAACAATTTTCTTTCTGTGCTAACTCTTCACAAAGATGATCCTGTGATTGAGTTTGATAGCAGTAATGTTCTCATCTCTGGCCTACAAGGTCGTAGCAAAATTAAATATCGTTTCTGTCCATCAAATCTGATTGTTGCTGCGCCTGATAAGTCAATTACAATGCCTGAGCCTGAGGTTAGTTTTGAATTGACGCAAGAAGATTTTGATTGGATTATGAAAGCAACTGGCGTTCTCTCTTCAACTCATGTTGCAATTGAATCTGACGGACAAAAGATTTTTGCTATTGCACTTGACATTTCAAATGATGCTGCACATACTGATTCACTTGAAATTGGTAACGGTAATGGTAACAAATATAAAATGATTTTTAAGATTGAAAATATCAAGATGGTTTCAGGTTCTTATGAAGTGAATATTTCATCAAAAGGTATTTCAAACTTCAAACACAAAAATGTGAATCTTCAGTATTGGATTGCTACTGAAACAGGTTCTAAGTTTGAGAAAGCTTAATCATGAGTAAATTTGTTTATTTTACCAACGCAGAGCCAACATTTGATGGAGAATCTGTTGCCGTTAATAAAGATGCTGTTGTCTCTGTGTTTGAATTGAATAGTCCTAATAAAGAACTTAGTTCCAGAACTATTCTACGAGGTGTTGACGGTATTAGTTGGCAAGTAAAAGAAAATTACTTGGAAGTTGTTGCAAAACTAAACTCTGACTGATATAATATATTATTATGATTTTTGTGAAAGGTAACCATGGAACATCTTCTGTGGACAGAAAAGTATCGCCCTCAAACGGTATCAGATTGTATTCTACCAGATCGTCTGAAAGCAGTTTTTCAAGAGTATGTCAATCAGAAACAGATACCCAATCTACTTCTAGCTGGTGGGGCAGGCGTGGGCAAAACAACAGTCGCCAAAGCGATGTGCAACGAAATCGGTTGCGACTACATGGTAATCAATGGTTCTGATGAATCTGGTATTGATGTATTCAGAAACAAAATCAAAAACTATGCTTCATCAATGTCATTGTCTGGTGGTCGTAAAGTCATCATCATTGATGAAGCAGATTATCTAAATCCAAACTCTACGCAGCCAGCACTGCGTAATGCAATTGAAGAGTTTGCATCAAACTGCTCTTTCATCTTCACTTGTAATTACAAAACCAGAATCATTGAACCACTGCATAGTCGATGTGCAGTAGTAGATTTTGGTTTGCAGAATGGTGAGAAAGCGCAGATGGCTTCTGCGTTTTTGAAACGTATTGAAAATGTTCTTGATTCGGAAAAAGTTGACTATGATAAGAAAGTAATTGCTGAACTTATCAAGAAACATTTTCCAGATTTTCGTCGTGTTATTAATGAACTGCAACGCTACTCTCAACTCGGCAAGATTGATGTAGGCATTCTCTCTCAGATTGGTGACATTTCCGTCACACAGATCGTCAAACATCTGAAAGAAAAAGACTTTGCATCCGTTCGTAAATGGGCAGCAACAACTGAAATTGATAACACGACATTCTTCCGTAAGCTTTATGATTCGTTATATGATATCATGAAGCCACAAAGCATACCACAAACTGTCTTAATTCTTGCAGACTATCAATACAAGCAAGCGTTTGTTGCTGATGCTGAAATCAATCTTGTTGCTTGTCTGACAGAGATAATGGCAAATGCTGAGTTTAAATGATATTAGATTTACTCAGACCAACATTTGATTGGATAAAAGATGATTGGAATAGCAATCGTGTTCGCTTTGCTGCCGAGCTTCTTGCTTGGGCTATTAGTATTGGGTGTAGTCTCATTATGGCACTTACCATACCAAATCCTCCCTTACTGGTTCTTTATCCTATGTGGATTACTGGTTGCGTTATCTATTCTTGGGCTGCTTATAGCAGGAAATCTTTTGGCATGTTTGCTAACTACGTTTTGTTGACATCAATTGATTCATTAGGCTTTTTACGATTAATTATGTGAAGTGGAAATTTATATTATGAATGTATATCAAATGCTTGGTGCAGTAAACTTAGGTTGGTTTACTAAAGATGAAGTTTACAAAGTATCAAATAATCTTCATGCAGTAGTTTATAGTCTTGCTTTTTCTAAATCGAAACCTGATAATGAACTTTATCCGCATGAGGTAGAAGAAGTTTTTTATGTAGGCCAATCCGGTAACGAAAAAGGTAAGCATCTTCATTACGACCAAAAAATAAGAAAAGATATGGGTCATTATCTGGCACCTAAATCTGGTGTAATCATGTCTACTGTAAAGGGGCGACTGAAGTCACATTATCAGAACTTAGATAAGTTGTCCGAAAATTCGGAAACAATGTATAAGTTGTTTCACGAAAGGTATACTCCTCTTTTGAGAAAAGATTATCAAGTCTATTGCAATCTTTTGTTGCCTTCAGAAACAGTTAGATCAGACGCAACAAAAGCATGGTTGACGATGACCGAGCCTATGGTAATATATTCGTACTCTGATAAGTGGAAACAAGAACCCTATTGTAACTCTGCAAACAAGTCCACTACACGTAGACAAGAAGATTCCCTATCCACTCAGATGATTGAATCTAATTATCAAACTAGCTTGGACGCATTTTTAAATGACTAAACCTTTTGATTATGTGAATGCCATTCTACAGAGCAAAAAGCAACTTATTGTGGATGAGATTACGGAAAAAGAATATACTCCTTTTCTGACCAACCGAGCTTTGTCTCAGCACAAAGATTGTGTTCTGTTTGCAAACGAGATGAATCAACGCCACGGACTTGCCAAAAAGATGCAAAATGACTTTTTGCTAAATACTGTCAGGTCTACGAAAAGACCATTTGCGAAGTGGGCAAAGTCGGAAAAAAATGATGATTTGGAATGTATCAAAATAGTCTTTGGACTATCCGACTCTAAAGCACAAGATGCTTTA